GCGAAGGCGTGGCGGGAAGCCCGTGCGTCGGTGCAACGTGCGGCGGCACCCAAGGCCGCGCCGGCACAGCTCGACGACGGGACGCTGGCCGACACGATCGCGGAACACCGCACCTTGGTCGGTCGTGCCCGTGGCGTGTGGCAGGCGGCGATGGAAGGCGGCGACCCTAACCAGGGGAAATACCAGACCGCCTACAATCAGTCCTTGAAAACCTTGGTCGCCCTCGAGGAGGAGCAGGAACGTCGTCTCATCCTGGCGAAGGACTATATCTCATCGAAGGAAGCCGGCGAAGCGATGCGCGAACTGGCGGCCACGATGGTCAACCGCCTCGACAAGCTGGCCCTCGACGTGGCGGAAGGGTGCAACCCGGAGAACCCTGCCAAGGCGGTCAAGGTGCTCGAGGCTTGGGTGCGTCGGGTGAAGGCCGAACTTTCCCAAGATGAACAAGGCTGACCTGCTCCGCATCGGCCGGGACGTGCTGCGTCCGTCGGACTCGGGCGACGTGGTCGAGTGGCTGGAGGACAACGTGCACGCCATCCCCGACTCACCGATGCCCGGGCCGTTCCGTTCGGACCGCACGCCGTGGATCGCGGAGGCGCTGCGCATCGCCGCCGACCCCGAGACGCGATTGCTGACCATCCTCGCCAGCATCCAATCGGGCAAGTCGCTGTTCGCCCGCCTGTTCACCTGCCACATCATCGCGAACGCCCCAGGGCCGACGATGCTCTTGCAGGCCACCGACCCTGAGGCCAAGGACTTCGCTTTGCGTTACCTTCGCCCGGTCTGGAACAACTGCCCGCCCGTGAAGGCGCGTCTTTCCCTCGAGGACTTGGACCGCTCGACGACGGCGGACTTCGACCGCATGACGCTTTACTGCCGAGGCATCTGGAACGAGGCGAACCTCCAGCGCTTGTCCCTGCGTTACACGATCGCGGACGAGTGCTGGATGTCTCCGCCCGGACACTTGGCGGAACTGAGCGCGCGCGTCACGGCGTTCGGCTGGATGGGCAAACGCATCTTCATGTCGCAGGGCGGACGGGCTGGGCAGGAGTTCCATCAACTGCACGAGGGGACGGACCAGCGTGATTGGAACATGAGGTGCCCGAAGTGCGACCATCTCCAGCCCTGGCTGTGGGAACAGGTCAGGTTTCCTGAGGACGCGAAATCGACAGGCACATGGGACTTGCACAAGGTCAGCGTGGGCACGACCTACGAGTGCGCTGGGTGCAAGACGCTCCTGCCTGACACGAACGCTTCCCGGCTGGAGGCGAACGCCAGCGGCTCGTTCGTGGCGACGGCGACCTCGGCCAACACCGGGCACATCGGCCTGCATTGGAACAGCCTCGCGACGATGAGCTGGGGCGAGCTGGGCGTCCTGATGCTCAAGGCCAAGGCGGCGGCGGACGAATACGGCGACGAAGAGCCTCGGCGCATCTTCAAGCAGAAGCGTCTGGCGATGCCCTGGAGCGAGGAGGGCGGCGAGATGGTGGCGCTGGCCGAGGCCGCCAACTACAAGATGTCCGACGACTGGGACGCTGAGGCCGTAATCACGCCGAAGGCCAAGGTGGCTGACAGGGAAGGCGCGCCGACGGGGAGCATCCCTTTCCGCACGATGGGTGTCGACGTCCAGCGTGGCCACTTCTGGGTCGTCGTCCGTCGTTGGTCGAAGACCGGGCATAGCCGGCTGATGGCCTTCGCCAGAATCGACTCATGGGGCAACGTCGAGGCGTTCGCCAAGCAGCACGGCGTCCATCATGCGCTGGTGCTCGTCGACTCCGGAGACAACACCACGGAGGTCTACCGAGAGACGGCCAAGCGGAATTGGAAGACGGCCAAGGGCTCAGGCTCCGACGACTTCGCCGTGACATCCAAGGACGGGCAGACGACCCGCCGCTTCTACTCCGAGAAGCAGTCCATCGTCGTCCCTGGCATCCCGCAGCGGGCGACGCTGATCGTCTGGTCGAACACCGCCGGCAAAGACCTCCTGCACGGCCTCCGGGCCCGCAAGGTCTGGACCTATGCCCGTGACGCCTCGCCCGAATACGTCGAACAGCTGAACGCCGAGGTCCGCGTGAAGGACCGACGGACGGGCAAGCCTCAATGGATACTTCCCCAGGGGAAGAAGGATAATCATTCGTTCGACACGGAACTCCTCGCCCTTCTGGCCGCCGTCCGCTGGGGTATCGCCGGCAGGGAAACCGCCGAAACCGACTTGCCCTCGGCATGACCTTTGGCACGATATGGGCAAGGAACGGCGCTCGGTGTCGTGGGAGGAAGAGACTCATGGCGTGGGCCGGGCGTCGTTCCCCTCTCTGGCTTCCATTCGGGGCATAACTAAATGGCTTCCGGCATCTTCATCGGCCTCACCGAGTGCGAACTCTTGGACATCAAGGCCAAGGCTTTGTCCATGATCACGGAGGGGAAGACGCTGATGTCCTATTCGGACTCCGGCTCGTCGGCCTCCAAACAGTTCGCCATGCCTCCGAAGGAGATGCTGTCGGAAGCGATGTTCGCCCTTTCCCGTCTCGACCCTGCCACCTACGGCCGCCGCACGACCATCATCTCGACGGACTGGCAGAACCGAAACGACTGATTTATGGCCATCCGCAAGAAGATTAAGACCGTCAGCCTGCGTCCCAAGCAGCCGAAGGCCACGCCTGCCGCCCCTGCGCCGCAGGCATCCTACGGCGATTGGCAGTCCATCGGCGTGACGCGTGCCCGCCGTGCGGCCTACGGCGCGGAGCCTCGTGACCTTCGCCGCGACCTGACGCCTTACGACCGTCTTACGATGGTCCGCAAATGCCGATGGGCGGAGCGTAACTCGGGACTGTTCAAGCAGATCCTCGCGGATATGTGCCTCTACACGGTGGGCGACGGCATCAAGCCGCAGTCCCACGCGTCGACCCCGGAGATGCAGCAGCGTTACGAAGCCTACTTCGCGGAGAAGGCCAAGCGCATCGACATCACGAACCGCTTTTCATTCTATCAGGCCCAGTCCATCCTGCTGCGCGGCATGATCCGCGACGGCGACTCCTTCGCGGCCAAGGTGCGTAACGGAAATGGCGAGCCCAAGATTCAGCTGATGGAAGCCCACCGCGTCGGTGACCCTCTCGAAGGCAAGGTGCCCGAAGGGATGCACGACGGCATCCAGTTCGGTCCGTATGGCGAATACATCGCCGTCAACGTCTACCGCTCCGACGGCTCGTCCCGTCAGATTCTGGCCCAGTCCATGATGATGGTCGTCGACCAGGAGTATGCCAGCGGCGCCCGTGGCGTCCCCCTGCTCCAGCACAGCATCAACTCCATCCAGGACGAGATGGAAATACTCGCCCTCGAGAAGCAGGCCGTGAAGGACAACGGCGACATCACCCGCATCATCAAGAAGCAGGGCGGAGTCTTGGACGGCGATATGTCCGCCGAGCTGGGCGCGGTCAGCGGAGCCTCTTACTCGAACCTCGCCAACACGATGGGCGGGAAGCTCATCACGCTGGAACCCGGCGAGTCGATGGATTCGTTCCAGAGCAACCGCCCGAACGCGACCTTCACCGGCTTCCTCGCCGCCCTCGAGCGCGACATCAGCCAGGGCGTCCTGCCTTACGAGTTCGTCGGAGACTCCTCGAAACTTGGCGGAGCCACCGTCCGCCTGATCACGGCCAAGGCCGGCCGCGTGTTCGGCAAGTATCAGACCATCATCATCGAGAACTTCTGCGTCCCGACGTGGGGCTACATCATCGGGCAGGGCATCGCCGCCGGCGAACTTCCCGACGACCCGATGTGGAACGAAGTATCCTGGACGACCCCGAAGTCCGTCACCGTCGACGCTGGCCGCGAAGCCGCGAACGACCGGGCTGACGTCGAGATGGGCCTCCTGTCCATGTCGGAACTCTACGCCCAGCGCGGTCTGGACTTCCGCTCCGAGATGCAGAAGCGGGCCGCCGACATGGCGCACATCAAGGAACTCGCCGCCGAATACGGCATCCCGTTCGAACTGCTTTTCCGTCCGACCAACACCCCTGTCGGAACCGTGCAACCCGCCGAGCTGGAAATCGAATCCGAATCCGAAGGCGAGGACGAGCCCGCCGATCAGGAAGAACCCGAAGAGCTCGACCAACCCAATTCCTAAGACCATGCGTTTCCTCACCAACGGACTGTCGGGCCGCGAGCCCCTACTCATCGACCCGAGCAAGGCGAAGGACCACGCGGTTCTGGCCGAAAAGTTCGGCTTCACGGATATGCTCGCCCAACTGTTCGGCGCGGCCCCCAAGCCCTACGTCGTCGACGGCATCGGCATCGTCCCGGTGGTCGGCGTCATCGGCAAGGGCCTGTCCCCGATGGAGAAGATGATGGGCGCCGTGGACATCGACGAAGTCTCCGCCGCGCTCGACCTGTTCGCCTCCGACCGTTCCGTCGAGAAGGTGGCCTTGCAGATTTCCTCCCCCGGCGGGACGGTCACGGGCGTCGAAGAACTCGCCAACAAGGTGCGTTCCTACGGCAAGCCGACCCTCGCCTACACGGACTCCGAGATGGCGTCCGCCGCCTACTGGATCGGTTCCGCCGCCGACCGCGTCGTGGCCTCCCCTTCGTCCACCGTCGGTTCCATCGGCGTCTACATGGCCATCCCTGACTACTCCAAGGCCGCCGAGATGCAGGGCATCAAGATGGTCGTCATCAAGTCCGGCAAGTTCAAGGGAGCGGGCATCGAAGGCACGAGCCTCGACGAGAACCAGATGGGCAACCTTCAGGCCAGCGTCGACACGATCCACGCCGAGTTCAAGGAAGCCGTGAACATGAAGCGCAAGATGGTGAAGGCCGAGGCCATGGAAGGCCAGGTCTTCTCCGGCAAGCAGGCCGCCGCCCAGGGACTCGTCACGGGCCTCGCGGACTCCTTCAACGCCGCCCTTCGCTCGTTCTGATGCCCTTCGACGTCCCCGACTACGTGCAGTCCGCCGCACGGCGCGGCCTTGAGTGGCACGCCGAAGGCAAGTCGGGCGACGGCGTGACGGACAAGACCCTCCGCGAAGCCCGCGAGATGGCGGACGGCTCCGTGTCGGAAGACAAGCTGCGCCGCATGGGTCCGTGGTTCCGCCGGCACGAGCCTGACATGGACGCCCCCAAGAACAAGCCCGACAACAAGGACTTCCCTGGTGCTGGTGCCGTGGCCTGGGCTTTATGGGGTGGACCTACCTCGGGCGACATCATGCGGACCGCCGAATGGGCTGAACGCAAGGTCGAGCAGCTGGACCGCGAAGCCTCCGCTAATTCCAATCGAACCAATTACAAGACCATGACCATCGAAGAACAGCTCCTCGAAGCCACCGCCGCCATCTCGGGCATCACCGCCGAGCGCGACGACCTCCGGGCCACCGTCGAAAAACTCACCGTCGGCACCGCTTCGGAACTCGAAGCCCTCAAGTTCGAAGCCGCGTCGAAGGACGCCAAGGTCATCGAGCTTGAAGCCGCCCTGTCCGCCGCCGCGAAGGAGATCGAAGGCTTCAAGGCCGTCGTCGCCTCCCTCGAAGCCGCGAAGGTCAGCGCCTCCAAGGAAGCCGCCAAGATCGTGGCCTCCGTCGGCGTGGCTCCTGTCGAAATCAGCCCTGCCGACGCCAAGCCGTCCGCCGAGGCCGTCGACCATCTGGCCACCTTCATGGCCCTCCCGGTCGGTTCGAAGGAACGCAACGATTACTTCGCCGCCCATAAGCACGCCATCATCAAGGCTGCTCTCTGATTTTCCCCTAACCCTCACCCAATCCTAAAACACCATGGCTAATTCCATCACCGCCGCCCCGTCCATCCTGGCCGAGTCGGTCATCGCTTCCCTCAAGGGCAAGCTCCCCGCGCTCCGCGCCTTCTCCAGCGTCTTCACCGCCGCTGAGTCGGGCGCCGGCAAGACCGTCCAGGTCCCCCTGATCGGCACGTCCACCGCCACCGAGTTCAGCACCGGCGGCTACCTCACCCAGGACGACGCGACCATCACGGCCGCCAACGTCACCCTCAAGCACTTCAAGGTGTCGAGCCGCTTCTCGCCCCTCGACGTCAAGATGTATGGCGCTCAGTTCCTGTCCAACGCCTTCGTCCCGACCGCCTCGAACGCCCTCGCTGAGAAGTGCCTGGCTGAGATTGGCGCGCTCATCACGAACGCCAACTACTCGTCCAGCGTGAACACGGGCGCCGCCCTGACCTACGCCGAAGTCGTCACCGCCAAGGGCGTGCTCGACGCCGCCAAGGCCGCCGAGCCCCGCGCGTTCATCCTGAACTCGACCTACGCGAACGGCCTCCTCTCGGACGCCACCATCATCGGCAACTCCGTCCTCGGTGCCGGCATCCTGACCTCCGGCCAGATCGGCACCCTCGCCGGCGCCGCGGTCTACCAGTGGTCCAGCCTCCCGACGAACAGCGAAGACCTCGCCGGCTTCGCCTGCGGCGCTGACGCCATCGCCGTCGCCTCGGCCCTCCCGATGTCCGAAATCCCGGGCTTCGAAGTGGCCAACGCCGTCGACGCCGACACCGGCCTCGGCGTCCAGGTCCTCATGGGCCAGGAGCAGAGCGGCTACTACAACGTCACCGCCACGCTGCTCTTCGGTGCGGCTGTCGGTCGCGCGACCTCCCTGCACCGCCTCAAGACCGCCTAATAGCGGCCAAGAGACGACAGACAAGGCCCCCAGAAATGGGGGTCTTTTTTTGTGTCCTACCAAATCGGGCAAATACAGATGAGCCTCTACTCTGAGTTCCTGGCTGATGCGAAGGAGATGATCGCGGACTTCGGCGTGGCCGGGTCGGCCAACTCCGGGGCCATCACCTTCAAGTGTCTCATCTCCGACCCCGCCGTGGCCACCGTGCTCGAATCAGGGGGGTATTGTGAGCGGACCCAATACTCTGTCCGCCTCCCCGCTGTAACGGCCTCCTGGAGCCTCCCAGACGGGTCTATTGGGGCATCGGCGGCCATCATCGCCTCGGGTGCCGTCATCCCCTCCCTCGGGCAGGGCAAGAAGATCGTGGCCGGCGGGAAGACCGTCCGCATCACGACCCAGACCTACAAGCCCGGTTCGGCGTGGGTCACCCTCGTCGTCATCGACGACAACCAGTAAGGCCATGGGGATGGTCATTCACCAGAACGTAACGAGCTTCAACCGTATGCTCAGCACGTTCGCGCAAGAATCTGGATGGACCATGGAATACGCGGCCCTGCGGGAAGCCGCCCTGATGTGCCGGGACGCTATCATCTTCACCCCTCCGTTCAAGATGGGCGGAGGCGGAGGCGAGACCAAGCAGGCCGAGCTCATCGGCAGGCGGGCCGTAGACCGCGACATCAATTCTCTCTTCGTTGCCAAGAACGACAAGGCCAAGGTCGCCGGGGCCATGCTATTGAATAACCTGGCTTCTGCTGCCAAGCGCCGGAACTTCGGTGAGTTTACGAAGGCCATGCAGGCCGCAAACGACAAGAGCATCCAGTTCGACGCCATCATCCCCAACAAGATCGTCGCGGACTCCGACACGTTGCGGGCCTACCGCAAGGCTCAGAACTTCTTTAATCAGTCGAGCGGACAGCCGGCCAACGCCACCGTCACCGACCTACGGCCCGTCCATAATCGGTTCAAGCGACTGACCCGCCAGGGTAAGACCAAGATTGAAAAGGGTCGCGGCGACTATCTTGGCAAGTTCCTCGTCGAGTCAAAGGCCGAGCTGAACGCCTACATCAAGCAAAGACAAGAGGAAGTAGGCAGGCTCAAGTCCGGCTGGTGGAACGTCATGCAGGTCATCCCCAAGCCCAAGAAGAAAGGGGTCGACCAGACCTTCGGGCGCAAGGGCGTGGCAGGTTACGTTAAGAAGTTTCCCGGCAATAATTTTCAGCGCCTTTACTCCACGCCGAAAGCGGTCAACTATTCCTTCGGAAACATGATCGGCAACGCCGACGAGAAGGCCACAAAGAACAACGTCGAGGGCATAGTCTACTCCAACGCTGTTCTTCGTATGAACCGAGATTTAGAACAACTTCTAAACCGAGACGTTTCCGACTTCAATTCAGGTCGGAAGCGCTAAACTTTATGGGCACCAAATCCATCCTTCACATCGTCGAGGCCACCCTGGCCACCTACCTCTCGACCCAGACCGGGCTGACCACCGTGACCTTCCTGACCGGGGACAGCTCCGCGACCCAGACCCTTCCCAAGGCCGTGGTCCTCTGCGACTCCGCCCGCGCCCCTGCCGACCTGCCAGAGGGCGCAGGGAACTACGCCTGTTCCGTCCGCATCACCCTTTTCTCGAACGCCGACGACACGACCCTCGCGGATCACCGCGCCCGCTGCGCCGCCCTGTCCGGCAATATGCGAGACCTGAACAGCATCAAGGCGGCCTTCACGGCCTCGGCGGACGCGTCCTGCTACGACGTGACGATGAACTCCGAGGACGAGGGCATCGACGAACGCTCCTGGGCGACGGCCTTCTCCTTCGACGTGCTGGTGGTCCTGCCCGCCGCTTGACGCTTCCAAAGAGGGCAAATACAAATGGCCGCTATCTCCACCGGAACCACCTGCATCTACGGCATCGCCGGCACCGTCGCCAACCTGTTCGTGCAGTCCTACTCCCTGTCGTCCTCGTTCAACAGCGAGGCCACCGTGACCGACGAAGACGGCCTGACCAAGACGGCCCGTTACGACGACCGTAAGACGGAAATCACCATCGAAGGCATCGCTAAGACGAGCTCGATGCCCGTCCTCGGCGCGACCCTTTCCTTCACGGTCAACACCGCGTCGGCCTACCCCAGCGGCACCGCCTCGGCTTCTTTCTCCGGCACGATCACCAAGATTGACGACAAGGGCTCGAACAAGGGCTTCACGTCGGTCAGCATCACGGCGGTCGACTACGAAGGCATCACTCCCTGATTGACCTCCCCGCAAGGGGCATAGGCTTGACGGCGTGAACCGCCTCTTCCTGAACGCCTACGTCGACCCGGCGCCTTTTCGGTTGCTGGGTCGTTCGCTTTATCCGTTCTGCCTGAAATACCGCGTCCGTCTGATGGCCTTGGATTCCCCGCTGGTCACGGGCGGGCGGGCGGTATCCCCTGCCGACCTGCTGTTCGCCTGTCAGGTGTGCGCCGAGGAACCGCTGGGCGGACGCATCGGCCTGATGGACCAGCTGCGGCTCGGCTCCTTGGCCCGCAATCCGGCCAAGTTCGAACGGCTGCTGGAAGCCTTCGCCGGCTATGTGCTCGTCCAGGACTGGCCGAAGTTCTGGGAACAGACCAAGACCAAGTCGGGCGGAGGGGACAAGGGCGTGCCTTGGCCGCTGTCCATCGTGGCGAACCTCATCGCCAACGGCATCGACGAGAAGCGGGCGTGGGAGATGCCCGAGTGTCAGGCCATCTGGCTCAACTCGGCCTTCGCGATCCACAAAGGGGCTGACGTGTCCATCATGTCGCCCGAGGAGGAGGCCTTCATGGATGAGGAGGAAGCCCGCGAGAAGGCGGCGGCGTCGGCTTCCAATCCGGCAAAGGAAACACCCGACGATGGCGCAATCCCTGGAGCTTAACATCAAGACGACGTCGGACGTCCCGCAGGCCATGGACAAGGCCAAGACGGCGACGGTGTCCTTCGGCAAGCAGGTCGAGGACATCCAGCGCAAGTTCTCGACGGCGTTCAAGGACATCGCCTTGGGCTTCGTCGCTCCGATGGTCCTGCTTAATTCTGCGATCAATTACATCGGCGCGGCCATCGAGAAGCGCAAGGCAGACATCAAGGAGGCTTATGACTTTGCCTTGAAAGCTGAGTCCAAATACCTCGACGCGGAGACCGTATTCCTAGCCAAGCAAAGAGCTTCCAAGGAGGGAGAGGCCAAGGATAAGGAGCTGGCCGCTCAGGCCAAGCTGACCGAATACACCAAGTTCCTGGAACAATCCGGCATGAGGGACAAGGTCGCGGAAGAGATCGGAGGATTCCGAGGATTCCGCATCAAGTATGGCCTCGACGCCAACTCCGCCGAGGCCTTGGCGAAGGACGCGGATGTGCAGGCTGTCATCAACAGGATGATTGCGCCGTCCGTAGCGGCCAGCAAGAAGGCGGCTGAACTTGCCGAGCAGGAAGCTAACAAGAAAAAGACAGGCGACGCCGACAAAGCCAAGCCAAAGGAACTCGACGCCAAGCCGACATCCTTCAAGGGACCCGAAGGCTTCTCCAACGTCGTCGGCGTCGGGGCCAATCCGGTGATGGAAGCCATGAACGCCCAGCTCGAGGAGACCAAGAAGACCAACGAGATCCTTCTGAATATGTCGACAAGAGGTCAACCCATCAAGGACTTCACCAAACAGAACTCATTCCAGGACGGATATGGGGACCAAATGTAACTTACCAACATGGCAAGAATCAACACAGGCGACAACCTATCGGCGGTAAAACTCCAGCCCGGGGCGAAGTTCCAGGAAGACGGCTACGGCTTGGTCATCGGGACTTGCGTCTTCAAGGCTGACCGGACCGCATCAGTAGGAAGCACCATCAACCGAGGTTCGGCCTGTCCCATCGGCGCATATAGTTACTGCAAGGCCCATAGGTTTTCGGTCAATTTCGACTCACTTGGAATCGCCACTTATACGGTAGAATACGTAGGTCTGGACCCGGCTCTCGGCGGAGTGTATAGCACGCCTCAGGTCGGCGCTTCGCAGGGACTCACCTCGGAGCATCTGACGACCCACCCTAATTTCTTCACGCTCGCAAGTTCCCTCGGTTTCTCGGGCGCTCCCATCGCCGGCGTCGGCCCATCACCAGGCACGATTAACAATCCGAATTACACCGCGACGACAGACGGGGAAGGACGGAGCGAATACACGGGCAACAACGGCGCGACCTTCGAGAAGAAGACGGGCGGAAGGTTCCTCGGTTTCAAGCTTCCGTCCGCCAAGGATTTCTACGGCAAGACCAACTACCTGACGACGCAGACCTCTTTCTCGGGCCACTTCTACACCTCGGCGAATACTGTTCCGAAGGATCTGGTGGCGAAGGTCGGCAGGACATCCGGTAACGGGAGTTTCCTATCAGGTCCAGGCAGCCTGCTTCCTTCATACATGGGGACAGGCTTCACCTATGACTCCAAAAACCAGCTGCTGCTGTCACAGGTCAATACCGAGGACTTCAGCAACGGTCTGATTTACAAGGTCAACTACGAGATCCGTTACAACCGCAACGGCTACGCAAAGGCTGTCTACGCCGACGCGCTATGAAGATTCAACCCGGCTCTGGCTACAATTTCATGTCGTCGTCCAGCGGTTTCACCCTGGACGCGTCAAATCCGTTCCCGGATGCGGACGCATCAAGCAGGTTTTACCAGCAGTTCCAATGCAAGGTCGAGTCGGAGACGGTCGGTGAGACGACGAAGTTCTACCTCAAGACGCGGAAGGGCGTTGTCAATTACACATGGAGCACATTTCCTTATTACCCGGCCCCTGACAACCCTCCAGGCTATCAGCCTTATCGGATATTTGAGAAGCAGGCCCGCATCACGGACTGGGCGGTCTACCAGAACGGTAAGAGGACGGCTGGGACGGCCACCGACGGAGAGGAGTTCGAGTGGATGGCTGGCAACGGTAAGATTGAACTGCCTGCCGGGACTTCCGGCGCTTACGTCCTCGTGCTCATGTCCCTTATCGACTGGTATGACGAAGATGGCTTGCACGTAGACCGCCGGCTAATCGACGCCCATATGCCTTTCGTCTCCGTGGTCTCATCGGCTGATACGACCGCCATGACGACGCTGACCACGAATCAGGGAGACAGTCAGATCAACGGCGGAATCAATTACTGGCAGATTAATTTAGGAAATGCGGTTTTCAATTTCAACTTCGACCCTCCTTGGCCGTTGAACATCGGATACACGGTAAAGAAAATCGCACAACTGGATTGGAACGACACGACGAACCAATGGGACCTGACTCAATACGAGTATGGCCCTATGAACATTCGTGTTCACGCCACGATGGCGCCTGCTTATTCAGACCAAGGGGCGGCGCCTGATCCACCTACCTACGATGGCCTGCGGGCCAACGGTTTCGACAGCGTGTCTAATTACGCTTGGTTCGAGGGCACATGGGCGATTCCGAGTTATACCCTCAATCCTTCTAATTGGTGGTATCATCTGGTCAACTTCTGACCCCCCTTCCATTCGGGGCAAGATTAAGACCCGATGAGCTGCCCTAACACCGTCACCATCTCGAGGGGCAACACCTTCGCCTGCACCTTCTCGTGGACTCCTGGGGCGACGGGCCCGGCCAACCTCCTGACCACGACCCTCTCCTCGACCTTCGAGGACAAGTCCGCGAACCAATACGCCATGACCGTGACCAAGGCGGGCGACGGCCTGTCATTTACCGTGACCTATCCCGGCTCGACGGCGGACTGGGCCATCGGCCTCGGGCGCTGGGACATCAAGTTCGTCTTCCCCGGCTCGACGGTGACCCGTTCGGAAATCTTCCGCGTCAACGTCATCGACTCGGTCACCCTCTGATTTATGGCCTTCGGCACCATCACTTCCACGTCCAACACGTTCGGATCGGTCGACGGCACCGCCACGGGAGTCGTCCCCGGCACCCTGTCGGGAAGCATCGGCGTCCCTGGTCCTCAGGGTCCGGCTGGTCCGCAAGGTCCGGCAGGCGCGGCTGGGGTCGGCGTTCCCGCAGGCGGGACGGCTGGGCAGTTCCTAACCAAGATTGACGGGACGAACTACAACACCGACTGGACGACGCTGAACGTCTCGGGCAAGCGTGACCTGACGGACTACGACTTCACGAACGTCGCGGACGAGAAGCTGGAAGTCTTCGGGCTGACGATCAATCCTCTGGCCGGAACAACCATCCCTTACGATTCATACCTGAACGACAGCGCGCTGCGTTTTTCCTACGACGCAAGCAACGGAGGAACAGTCGAGGGTGTCCAACTTTACTGCCAATACGCCGACGCTTCTTTCATAATGAAGCGGCAGGACTGGGTGAATGGCGATGAAGGGCTTGAGCCGATTTTACAATACGGCACGTTGTTCAGTCCTACGAACGGCCTCAAGTTCATCAATTGGAACGGCACGACCCAAGCCTCGACGATGCAGTATGGCCGGACGTCCATCACGTTCCCCAACGCCAGCGTCCAGACCATCGCCTTCCCCGGCTTCGCCAACGCCGCGCTGACGGGCAACCCGACGGCCCCGACCGCCGCCCTCGGTGACAACGACACCAGCATCGCCACCACCGCATTCGTCCAGCAGGAACTCGCCAGCGGAACCGCCGTCGCCAAGAACCTCGAGGTCCGGGTCCGCAATCAGTCCGGCTCGACGATGGCCGCCGGCACGATCGTCTATATCAGCGGAGCCACGGGCAATCTCCCCCTCATCACGAAGGCCCAGGCGAACAACGACGCGAACTCCGCCCAGACCATCGGCTTCGTCAAGACTTCCATCGCCAACAACGGCACCGGCTACGTCATCGTCCGCGGCGAGCTGGAGAACATCGACACCTCGGCGCTGTCGGAAGGCGCGCAACTTTACCTCTCGCCCTCGACGGCGGGAACCTGGACCACGACCAAGCCCTCCGCCCCTGAGCATCTGGTCTACGTCGGCGTGGTGATCCGTTCGCATCCGACCCTCGGGACCATCCTCGTCTCGGTGCAGAACGGCTACGAACTGCACGAGCTACACGACGTGGCCCTGTCCTCGGAGGCGAACAACGACCTGCTGGTCTACGAACTCTCGACGGACCTCTGGAAGAACAAGTCCTTCTCGGCCCTCGGCCTGCTGACCTCGGCCACGGCGGCTTCGACCTATGCCCCCATCGCCAGCCCGACCTTCACGGGGACGGTGACCATCCCTGCTGGTGCGTCCATCTCCGGCTTCGCTCCGTTGGCTAGCCCGACCTTCACGGGGACGCCCTCCCTGCCGACTGGCACGATTGGCGTCACGCAGACGGCGGGCAATAACACGACGGCGTTGGCTACCACGGCGTTCGTGACGGCCTCCAACCCGGACGCCTCGACCACGACCAAGGGCCACGTCGAGCTGGCGACCAACGCCGAAGTGATCGCGGGAACCTCGACCACGCTGGTCGCTCCTCTTTCGGCCATCCCTGCGCTCGTTCGTCCCGAACTGCGTTCCATCGCCCACATCTCATCGACGGCTGTCCAGGGAAGCGGAACGGTGACGGCTGGCTTGGTCGCAAACGGCATCCGAGAGATGTTCCTCGTAAGCCTTGCCACGGGTCGTGCGAGTTTCCGTTATGGGCTGCCTGCCACTCAAGGCGCATTGATGAGCCGGACGAGTCCCGCCGTCATCAACTTCAGCAAGAAAATCTGGCTGTCTGGAAAGTGCTTCATCGGCACCACGGCTGGGGCGACTTCCTACCTCGGCGACGCCAACACGATGGCACGCATCACCCTCGGTGGCTACACCACGGTCACGACGGGAGACATGACCTCCAAGGGCATCGGCTTCAAGAAGACGGGCGGCGTCTCCTCCAATCTCGTGCTGACCGTCCATAACGGCACGACCCTGACGGATGTCGCCACCACGAAGGCTTTGGCCGACAGCGAAACAATCGACTGGGTCATCTACTCCGACGGCACGGGCAACGTCACGCTCTACGTCAACGGCTCCGAGGTCGCCACGACGGCCCTCGGCCCGACAGGAAACTCCAGCACATTAGGCTGCACCTACAACGAACAGGTCGAAGCCACGGCTACCCCTGGCGTCCGCTACTCCATCAACGCCACGGGTGGCTGGCTCTACATCGAAGGCTAATCAGATGAGCATCACCTACCGCATCACCATGTCCGGGGCCACGCTCTCCGACCCCTACGCTTTCCTGCAAGCTGTCTTCCCGCAGCGCAACGGCGAACCCGCCGAGTCGGACGGGGCCAGCGTGACCGTGACATTCGACACCCCGCAGACGCCCGTCGACCTCGGCCCGCTCGTCAAGGTGGAGGTCGTCACCGCTTAACTTATGATCCTGGCAATCCTAATCAGTTTCACCCTCGGCCTAGTCACGGGCCTGCTCGTAATGAGGAAGCACAAGGCCAAGGCCGACTCCCTCGAAGCCAAGGGCAAGACCATCCTCGACGCCCTCAAGGGACGCTGACCCGATGCGTCTCGCCCTAGCCGTCCTCGCCCTCGTGGTTCTGGCTGGGTGCAAGTCCAAGCCTGCGGCTGACCTCCCTCCGCAGCCGAACGCCGCCACCGCCGGAGACTCCCTCCGCAAGGTCGGGACGGAACTCGAAGCCCGTTCAGGCAAGGTCGCCGCCGCCGTCACCGTCGCCCGTGACAACGCCGACAAGCCCGAAGTCGTCCGAGCAGAGACTGGCGTGGCCCTCTCCAACCTTCCCGTCCCTTCGCCCGACGACCTTCTCGTGGCCCGCGCCCGCGCCTCCCGTGCCGACCAGAAGGACTACGCCGCCGCCGAGGCCGCTGGCAAGAAAGCCCGGGCAGACCTGGACGCCGCCCTAGCCAAGGCCAAGGCCGACCAAGAGGAAGCCAAGCGGGTGTCGGATTTGAAGGACAAGCGTATCGTCGAGCTGACGGAGGAGATTGAACGCATCAAGAAAGACTCCGCCGCCCAGACCTGGACGCTCGTCGGTGCCGGCCTCGCCGTGATCGGTGCGCTGACGACCGCCTTCATGGGGCCGAAGGTCGGCGTCCCCCTGCTCCTCTGCGGGGCGTTCTGCGGGTCAGTCCCCTTCATCATCGACTCGCCCTGGTTCGAGTATGCGGCGGGCGGCACCCTTCTAATCTCCGCCGGCCTCGGCCTCTGGTGGCTGGCCGACAAGGTCCGCGACTCGGTCAACGCCAAGCCCTCCGACGATGTCCCGCCGCAAGCCTAAGCTCGTCAAGGTCGTCTGGCGCAAGTTGGGCCGTGAGCGCGCGTGGGGTCAGGCCACGAT